TACGGTTCTAATCCAGCCTCCTCACGAGTCTCATCTAAAGTCTTATAAGCTTGTACTTCAGACGCTCTGATATTAACCATCTCCTGCTCATCTTTCATATCAATGCCAGTGAATTCAAAATACAAATTTCTGTCAATTTGATGGAGGATGTGGTAATTCATCTGTTCTTCTATGAAGTTGAGAAGGTTTCGTAATCCTTTATCCCTAGAATGTTTTAATTTCGCCTCAGGAGATGTTTCAAACAATGGAGCAGACTCAGATGCACCGCGATAATCAAAGTTGATTTCGGCTGGATCAATCAAATAAACAGCTGTAACCATCTTTACGAGGTATTCAATCCAAGAATTGTACTCCATATCCCTATTATTGGAATGTAGGTTGATAAACTCGATGCCATCCTTGCTTGTCAAAACAGGGATTTTATGTGCGTTCGTAACATTTGAAGCGAGAGCGTGCCACTGTCTACGAAAAGATTCAAGCATCTCTTGTGGAACATTGGCACCTTTTATGTTTAAGAGTCCGTTAATCATACTTCCATTCGAGAAGAACCTGCGATTATATTCTTGGGCAAATAGGATGCTCGTAACCATATTGATAAGCATCTCTAGTTCACTATATCCATAACCATTCAACTTGATGGAGTTGCGAACATTTCTAATGCAGAACGCCAATTCGCGGTACGTATAGGTATGACGAACAACATTGTTGTAAATCTGCACGTATTTGATGAGGTCTCTACCATCATCCAAACCTTCCACGCTCTGCATACGAGGTTGAGCTACGCGAATTGTAGATGCGTCTACAGCCCAGAACTCACACGGTTTTCCATTCTTGGCAGGGACGATTTCAAAACAGTTATGGCTGATACATCCATTAGCTAAATAACTATGAGTTTTCTCAACTTCAAAGTTGTAAACGTCCAAATCTTCAACTTGCGAACATTTAACTTCATTTACTCGAATATAGAAATATTCGTCGTCTACCAAATAGGCCGAGCGTTCTTTGGTTGGTTCGGCAACTTCTAATCCGTTTTCTCTAGCCAATTCTCTATATTCTTTACCACTAATATTTCCTCTGTACTGGTCTAAACACGGAACACCATATCTATTAACCTTCAGTTCAGATTCTGCTAAATATATTCCCTCGGCGCTAAGTAGATGACGTAAGCCAACAAACAATTGTCTGGATGTTGTGTTTATCTTAGCTTTTGTTTTATATATCGTACCATCCCCGCTTAAATAGCCGCCAATAAAAGCCCTTCTAACTTTTCTAGAAGACAGCAGTATGGATAAAGGAACCATCTTGTTTTCTGAACCTTTTCCGCATAAGTCTTCTAACCAATCTCCAAAACCGCTACCGTTAGAATTAATAAATACGGTTATGGCGTTTCTTCCTTCAACTGGATCGACGTGAGATTTTAATCCTATTTTTTCAGCAAATTTTAGAGTAAAATCAGCCAATTCTGTTTCATCAGAATGAAAAGTCAACCTCACACTTCCATTTTGTTGATTCCCTTCCGCCACGTAGAGACCTAAGAATCTCCCAAATTCACTATCAATATGATGAGTTTTATCTCCAAATACAGCTTCAACATCTGATTCAGGCAGTTTTATGCGGGGGTAGGTTAAATACATTCCTGAAGAAATATTCTTAGCCTCTAACCATTCTGAGACGAATGGCTTACGACGAGTTCCAAGATAAGCCCACTTATCTTTAAGAACAAGAAGAGGGTGACCTTCTGTAGCCGTAATCTTCTGACCTCTAGATTTTATAGAGTAAAGATTCCCAGAATATTTGCGAGAATAAATTTGTTCTACCTTAGCTAATTCTCCATTATGGGAAAAAACTTGATGGCCGACCTTAACGTCTTGGATGTTTATAAACGCTCCAAACATTTCAATCCTAGTATTAGCCGGATGACATGCTTGGTCGTAAATAAGTGAATCACGAACAAAACGCTTCAAAAACTCAGCGAAATTGGGACGTCTTTCGCCAGAACGATATCTATCTGTATAACCAGTTTGGTAAAAAATATCTTCTAGCAGATCGAGACGTCCTCTTTCTTCCTTGGTTGGTTTCCTGTTAGCATCTTTAAAACGAATTTGGAATCCGAGTGAATTCTTTTTCCATCTCGCAGGTTGAGCGAAGCTACAAATTTGCGCTATACGAGTATTTATTATGGCGTTAACCTGCTCTGTCTTTTCCGACATAGCAGCCAAAACATCATACGTTAAGCTGGAATATCTTTCTTTATACTGGGTTTGACCAATCAAAGACAAAGGATCGAACAACATAGAACGAGGAGATATTGCACTCGGCGCGAGACCACCCAATTCGCTAGAACGCTGAGTTAGCTCGGCATTCACTTTTTCAGTAACCTGTTGGTCGAGAGACTTCCCATTCAGTCCTTGTCTCCAACCGGCGATAGCTTCACGAAATCCCATTATAACCCCTCGTCAACTACACTTTTATTAAGTTGCTCTACGCATTCGTTGTAGAACGATTTAAGAGCAACTTCATCATTATCTTTTACAAACTTCTTAAACCTATTGGCGTTAGTTCTGTATGGGAACAATCCAGCCTTATACATAATGTTTTCAATATATACCAAACGCTCTACCCATTGTTCTGCGCTGCTTACTTTGTCAGACTTGATCAAACTTAGATTATGAATTACAGGTTCTCTATGTATGGATTTAGAACTAGTGTCAGACTTGTTCAGATCGAAAACAAACATCGGTTTTGTTTCCATTCTGAAGTCGGTTGCAATAGTTGCAATTTTTTGGCCCATAGATTTGATTACGTCGTCAGTCAACGGCGCTGTGAAATCTTCCTGCATCGTAGATGCTGAAAATTCGTTGTTCTTGATTACGTCTTTGATGAGGCCTTTAAGTAATGCACGATTTCCAGTTTTACGAACATCTACAGGGATAGCCTTGTAGGTGGTCATAAAGGAATCTATGAATTCATCAAAGTACGCACCAAGAAGTTCTGTACACCGTGTCAAATCATTAGAGTTCACATCGTTATAGAACGATTTGCGTAAGGCGATACTAATATCTCTACGGGCTAGAATCTTCTCGGCTTCAATGAGTTTAACTAACGATTTCTCCGACCAGTTATCGTAATATTCATCGGCTTCTTGTTTTTCGGCCAAAAAGGCGTGATATGCGTTTATCAGCTTCAACCCGAAATTCGTTTTAGCCATACCCATATCCAGATATTTGCCCGACTTGCCAGATTGTTGGATGGCATGGTTGATATTCGCTATGTCGCTTTGAATATCCGGCGAATAAAACTGCGAATTCTCAAGAATATTATTACGTTTTTGTTGGAATCTTTTTACGGCTACATCAGCCATGTGATTAACACCATCTTGAACCGTTTTGTTATGCTCTTCTTTGGCTTTTACTTGTTGCTCATCTACTGGGTGTTCTATCTTAGAGACATATGGTTCAAACTCTTTTCCATCTACATCTGCCAACTTTTTTCCCTGTAGATTATAATCATCAATCGCCGATTTTAAGGCGTGTTTCATAGCCTTAATAGCCGGGTCTTGGATGTATTCTGAGGATGTACCACCACCAGCGTAAAATTTTTGTAAGTTCTTTTCAGCACCTACAATAGTATTGCGAAGGTCTCTAACTTTAAAATACAGCGCCTTATCTTTAGTAGCTGGTCCAGACGCTGCAGGAGACGTTGGTACTTGTAGCCCTTTTGTCCCTTCTTCTGACGGAACAGAAGCTTTTTCTTCTTGGTATTTATCAACCTCTTTGCCAAGTTGATCTATGTTGTTTTGTAGCACTTTGGTTTGCTTATGCATAGCTACACCATTCTTAACACTTTGTAGCTTTGCATAAGCCGTCTTCGATGGCATTTCTTCCTCAGATTCAGGTAATTCAACCTTGATTCCGCTCTCTTCCATAAGTTTGCCAAGCTTCTTCACAGCTTTTGCAGGATCGAGAGACATGCTTTGAACACCTTCGATTACTCGTTGAGCTTCAGTTCTCTTCTCTGGGTCTTCAATTTCACCAGCCTTTTCATATTGTTCCTTCAAAGTATCAAACTGGAACATCGGGTCGTCTACTCCAGTGTCATTGGCAAATCTGTGCATCTGATTGAATGTTTTGTTTACCCATTTGCTATCTGGGTCGGTTTCAAGATGTTGAGCCAACGTATCCGCTCTTTGCTCGTAGCTCGGGGTTAGAAGCTTTTTATCTTGGAGATGATTTCTCAATTCTTCTAAATGGTTCGCCATATCAATATGTTCATCGGTAGGAGTATGTATATCAAACGGAGGAGGCAATGGTTTACCGGCTGATGCAACTGGCAGGTCTACATTTCGCTGTAGAAATGCTTTATATACATCAAGTAGTTCTCTATTGTCTTTGGATGCATCAACTTTTCCAAGCCTATCTGACAACCCCTTGAATCCGTGTTTAGTTGCTAACCACTGGAGGGTTTTAATAGTGTTGGTTTGCATCCTATCGAGATATTCAGACGCTGGCTTATCAGATGCTAATTTCTGCTCAGCTACAGTGAGGAAGTTTGGGTCTGAAACCTTAGCCCCGACCAATTGCTCGAAATCTTGCATCGTCTTTGGTGGGGCTATCGAATCAACAGCTCCATTATTATCTACGAATTGATGAATGATTTTTGAAGCTGAGTCGATGTTATTTCCAACGTGTAGGTCGTGACGAGCCTTCAGTACCTTAAAAGGTACATCTGAATTAGACTTCATATAGTTATTAATCTTGTCTAATGCCATCGTTGCACTATCAAAGTGTTCTGGTTTCAAATGTGCATACTGATCAAGATTGTCGGGTTGTTCTGGTGCAGTCTCTTCCTTCTTCTGTTCTTCAAACTGCTCAAGCGGTTCGATATCAGGATGTATCTGATCTGGCTTAAGCGGCTTCTCTTCAACAGCTTGTTCATCTTCTGGAAGTTTGGCATATTCGCTCGGTTTAACCGGAGGTTCAGCACCCATAGCATAATCGAGTTTAGACATTCCACCCTTCTTGGCGTCGTAACCGAAATGCTCCAATTCTCCGTGAATTGGATGCTCTCGAGCAAATGTTTCTACCATCCCCATAGGAACAGGAATAGACTTTTCACCATCCCAAACAAGAATTTTTTGATTAGGGTTTGGCCCTTGTGCCTTAGCTTGTTTTCCATCTTTTCCAGCCACTGTTGGCGTTGGTGGTGCGGATTCTACTACGTGTCCATAATGCATCTGATATTCGCCAGTTTTTACATCAGGAGCGTAATATCCAATCCAGTCTGCTGGTTTAAGATGTTGGGCTAATAGCTGAAGTTTATTCTGCCGATGTTTCATCTGATCGGCCTTCATTTGCATTTGCTGATCAACAGGGATAATTTTCTGTGCTTCTTGTGTAGGTGCTCCAACTGAGGGAACGTGAACACCTTCGCTAAACTTGTATTTGTTTACTTTGCCAGTTTCGTCAGGCCTCTCATAATGATTTATATCTCCGTAAAAGAACTCTACAAGGTCTCCATTCGGTTTCTTAACCGTCACGGTTTTCTTTTCTGGATTCTTTGCCACAACCGTTCCGTTAGCTGTAAATCCTTTACCATTTGGCCCTAAACCAATTGTTGGATCGGGGTGATATCCCTGAAACGATACATCATCACCATGTTGTAGTTTGTCTTCATACCACTTAGATTTAGGGGTGTGATTATATTCGATAGAAGCGCTCTTCGTTGGGTCTAGTTGAGCAAGCTTCTGACCGTCCTTCTTATCACGAATGGGTTGAGTACTGACCATCGGTCTTGCTTTCGCACCGTCTGGTTTAGATGCTGCGGCACTCTGTTCGTTAACAGTCGATTCTGGAGAACTCGTAGTTGGCGCTGGTGAATTTGGACCGGGGGTTGCTGAAGATTGAGGCTGTGGAGAAGTTTTTTTATCTTCATTTGGCTTATTAAAAGTTAAAGTTGGTTTAATTGGAGATGGCGTTGAAAATGGTGCGTCGGTTACATTTTCTATAGCCATCTGCTGTTCTTGTGGTCCATTAATTGTCGGAACAATTACTGGAACTGCACCTCCGTTGAGTATTAGCTTAGTTACCTCACCAGATTGAGCACCTGGAGCTCCAGCTCCCGGAGCTGCATTTGCTGCAGCTTGATTTCCTTTAATATTTGGAAGTTTTGGCTTGCCAAACGGAGCCATTCCCTTTACAATCAAATCCTCAAATAGTTGAGGTTCGCTCTTACCTAAATAATCATCTAATTCTTTAAACATTTTCACTCCGAATAACAATAGGCTATTCGATATTTTCACGGCGTTTGTTCAGCGTATCGCTGGATACAGATGAACAGAATAAATATCCATCAACGAGGATTAGGGCACTAACTTTTTTAGCACCACTGACATCAATGCAGCGGTTTTGTTTTTCGTATTGTTCTTTAAGTCTTTTGAGACTTCTAGAACCGTATTTCAAAATACTAGTCACCCTGTCGGAGTGAACAGTATGCCCATTTCCTATATCCAACAATACAATTTTCATTGTCTTCCGTAAAAACCCATTAAGATTCCCATTCCGCTCATAGGAGCGCTTGCAGCAATTTCTATATCGTTAGCATCAAAACCAATAACATGGAAACGATGTCTACAGCTAGCACACTCGAATAGTCGAGGTGGTCGCTCCATATCTATAGTAATTATACTACTTCCTTCGCATTTTGGACAAACCATTATTCACCAATTGGTGGTGCTGCCGATCCAGCTCCGGGATTCTTAAATCTACGTCGCTTGAAAGAGTTTACTCTCGTTGCTTGCTGTTTTGCCATGTTGATCCGTTTGAACGATCTTACATTGGATGTGATGGCTGGTTCTGAATCAGTCGCTATACTTTTCGCAAACTGAACCAATCCAGCTAAATCATCATTAGCGTCTCGATATTTTTTCGCTAAAGTCACCAATTCATCAATCATTCTATTTTCCAAACGTGAACTTGGCAGATTTGCCAATAGATTTAGGTAGATTCATAGGCTTCGCTTCTGTTTGTTTAGGTGCTACCGGACCTCTACCATGTAAAAATTCATAATTCTTCTTACTCAAATCTTTGATTGCATCTGTATCACCAGACGATCTCTTCTTATCCTTCCAATTCTTATTAGCTGAATTTAAAGCGACTGTTGTATCAACTGGGTGATAATTCTTAGAAGGACGGAGCCGTTGTGTTCTTGTGTAATCTTTCTTCGCTGATTGCCTAGATTCGTGTTGAGAAACTTTGTCAAAACCTTTAAACATCACATCGGATAGAACAACCAATTCGTCTAGAACCTCGACACTCTTATTCATTTTGCTGTCTCCAACCGATTTATTGGCATCTGAATCTGGACATGTTTCTGTGTGGAATCCTTTCCCTTTACAGGTAGGGCATGGGTCGCCGTGTAAAACGCCACATCCGTTGCACATCTGTGTTGCGGGATTAATATTTCCCTTACAATCTGCGTCTTTCGTATGCTTATCACTAAACAAATGTCTTCCAGCAGCGCCCTTGTCTAATAAATCTCCAAACAAATCCATAGACTTCTCCGATGGTGGTGCAACTTGTGGCTGGTGACGTGGGCAATGCGATCCATCCGTCTTCCACAAACAACCTTTCTGAGGACAATACATTTCTGGATGCTCTTGCTTACGTTGCGCAACTTTGGCTGCGATGTTCATATTAATCACACCCCAAAGTAAAGTTTAAGTTCCGCCGCAATCAAAAGCAAGCGTTATCCTAAAGGAAGTGGTATCCAAACTGCCCAGTGTCCATCAACTTATGTAAAGCCAAAAGCGCATAAGCAAAGCTGTGAGCGTAATGATCATCTCCCTTCTTACCTATCTTCTCAATAATTTGTAAATCTGCGCTGTTTGGGTCTTCAACTTCCTCGTGAATTAAAGCCAAATTCAAAATATGCTTGAAGAATGTTTTGTATTGTTCTAGATTGCCTGGAAACCAAATCTTTCGCTGCTTTACATCTTCCAGCATATTTCTCAAATGCATAGTTCTATCAACCGAAACTCTATGTCCTTGTTCGTTCCATACAGGCTGGAATATCTTGTCTTTTGCTGTTCCAGACGTGTAGCTGCAACTATACAAACGGTCTGGAAATGCCTTCAATAGATAATCGTTACGATCTCGTCCATATCCCAAATCGGCAACTATGTAGTTTGGGTTAAACCCTCCTAGTATGCGAGCAAACTCCTTAGCAGTATTCAAAACATCTGGGCTATCTTGCACCACATACAAACCGGCCACTTCAACCTTTCCATCCTTTCTCTTGCCCAACACCACCATCCAGTTAAAATACCCCCAGTCGATACCAGCTACAACGGCTGCATACTCTGGCCTTCGTATCATCGGAATGGTCCTAGTAGCGTCCAACTGCCTCATCAAAGCATCTTCTGAAATCAATCCATCGTTGCTGGAGTATGGTAATCCAAGGACGTAATTGTAGAAGATATCCATGAACTTATATTTCTTTAGCTGGCGCATTACTTGGTCGGCGCTGATCCATACGCATGATAGTTGGCTTATGTTGTACCCAGCGTCATCATGTCCCTTATCGGGATACTTTGGAACCCATACACCATCCCATCTATTAACCTCCGAAACACATCCAGCGTGAGCACATTTGTATTTGTAACTACCGGGCGGAATATATTCATCAGTTTGGTCTAGGTCTCTTAGTTGTTGGATGTTGTCTTCGAAATTTAATGTTTGAGAGTGACCTGAGGTACACTTAACGAACCAGAAGTTTTGGCTGCTCTTAGAAAAGCTCTTATCGATACCAACACCGGGGAGTGTTGGGGTACTGAATTCACGGATTAGACCATAACGTGAAGAAGACAAGGATTGTTCGAAGGCTGCTTCCACCTTATCGCTCATACGATCTTTTTCGTCAATATACAAGACATCAGCATCAACACCTTCACCAAGTCTAGACGTTTGACCAGAACGCATAAAAAGGAAGCTCTTGCCTATTTTTTTAGCTCCAACGTTATCCAAATCTCCCTTTTGTTGGAGATTTTTCATATATAGCGTTTCGCTCAAAGCTTCATTAATACGAGTGTTAGCAAAATCCTCCATCTGTTGTTTGGTTGGAAAGACGTACATTGCTTTTGTTCTATCATGCTGAGATAGGAACCACAACACTTCAGTCACAGACGACTCGGAAGCTCCACACTGACGAGATTTCTCATAACATTTACTCTTAGCTTGGTCGCCTAACATTTGAGCTAGAAATGGACGATGTGCAACCCAATTTTTAGTATCATCTCGTTTAGACTCAGGAATACTAAAACGATACGGCTCGCCTTTTAGCGCCCTATACTGCATCCCCCACGTCACTGGACAAGACTTTGCTATCGATGGGGCAATTGCTTTGAATTGCCCGATATCTAAATCGACGCCATATTTACTTTGTATTTCTAAAATTTTTGTAGTTATAGCTGTTTGCTGTTCCGGATTCATTTGTTTCCTGTGATGCCCTATATTCAAACAAAGCGTTCATCATTACTTTGAATTCGTCGAAACTAAAAAACTTATTCTTCACCGTATTGCAGGCTGTGCAACAAGACACCACGTTTCCTTCAATATATCCGAGACTGTTATTTTTCCTATTGACGCCGTTGTATCTGAATGTTGGATGAGGGTGATTTTTTAGATACCCAACTCTTATAGTCCTACTTGGTTTAGCTGAACAATAGACACAATCTCCCAATATCAACTCGCCAAATCTTTCTTTCGTTATCGTAAATTCCAAGTCATCGCGCTTACATCTTTGCATATACATCATCATCACTGTTATGAGGGGCTAAACGCATTACGGTCCATTTACCAAATCTATTGCCAGTTAAATCAATTATCGTTCTACCAGCTATTTGTTTCCAAAGACAACCACAGCTTTTAGTCTTGCCACTAATCATTCTCTTAGCAGCAACATCGCAAATATTCCCACAATCACATTTGCATTTCCATACGATTTTTCCATGAGACTGACGATAGTCAGCTATTTCATAAGGCACTAAGTTTCCAAATCTCTTTCCAGAGATATTAGTAACCAGACAGCCAGTGTGTTTATTAACAATACGTTCTACTATATTATCCATTTGTTCAGCTTCCGTTTGCATTGTCTAAATCTACCCCTGAGTTCATAAGCAGCATTCCTAGCTCCGCCATATCCTTTTCAGCCTCTTTTTGTTTATCGGGCGTAAGGTGAGCAAATATAGCAGCCAACTCAACACTATGCTTAACTTCTCCTTGAATCTTAATTACCTCACCTTTAAGAACACCGAGTTTTTGCCCAACCTCGACAAGACTCTTATCCATTTCAGCGCCTATTTGATGACATTTAATGGCGTTTCCAATTTCTTCACGACCTTCAGCCAAAAGCCGAAGACCCTCTAATTCTCTTCCACGTTTAGCTGTCTTTACCTTAAACTTTTCATATTGAAGGGTGTTGTCTCTATCACCTGTAGCCAAATCGACAACGACTTGCATTAGCAAATCCCAATTTGTTTTTGTGATTGATAACAGGTCTCGAACTTCATCATCGGTAAGACCGTTAGCCCACAGGTCTCTGATTTTAAGCACAGTTTTGTATTCCACTGGCAACATCTCACCCGGAGAATAAACTTTAACCAGCTCGCCTTCTAACGCTTCCATGATTATCCCTTATAGCGACTCAGCATTTCTTTATTAAATACCAAAGATGTAGGCTCAGGTGGTTTAAACTTCGCGTGTGTAGTATGCACTATTTCTGTCATAAAATACGAAACCAATATCTGAGACAACACCAAAACCCAAACCATCGGGTGTTTTAATGCTACGAAACCCAACACAAAGATGCTTATAATGCATCCAATCATAACAAGCCAAAATACACTTCTGAGCACATTCATATTGAAAATTATATCTCTTTATGAGCTAAAAACATATCTTCAATAAATAGACACATCCCTAAATGGTATTCCATCGCCATCCAATTCTTGTATCCTGCTAACCCGCATGTCGGAAAAAGTCCTATATGGGCTGTATTGGACGTAATCTGTTTCTCCAGCAGTTATCGGATTAAAGATGTTTGGATAACGTAGTGTGCTTTCCAAATCTATATATACCGTAAGCACAGAATTGAATGTCATCCTCAGACTAATCAAGTATTGTTTGTTCGCCGTTTCGGGAGGGGTATTCGTTGTTTGCTGTATATCCATCGTAGCTATGGTACTTGGATAGGGTATTGCATATCCTCCAGAACCCATTAAAGACAACATCGATACGCCAATTTGTACAGGACCGGCGATTTGAGTGAATCCGTGAGGAAGGTTCCCATTTATCCCATCTATTCCCCAACATTTACGAAGAACATCTTCATCTGTCCAAGCTTCAGCTATGTATGTACAATCAATTGCCTCGTTTACCACAGCGTAGAGGATTGGGGTTTGGGATGTGGGAAGAATAGCATAATAGAACAACCCTGCAAATCCATTAACAGCTATAGAGCCGCTACCTACACACATATATGACTGAATATATTGTGATGCGCCAGTACCTGATATATATACAGAGCCGGTCGTTACGTACTCTAAATCGAATACACACGATGAAGCTCCTGATATAGATACCAAGCCTCCACCGATGTATGATAAATTCCTTGTTTCGAATTCTGCAGCGGCTCCAGCTATTGATGTATTTCCGCTTCCAACATAGATGAAATTGCTCGTTTGTAGAACGAGTGAAGTTCCATCAACAGATATAGCTCCGTTCCCAACGTAAGTAAATCCTTCACTTACTTGAGCAACTCCAGCTATAAGTATAGAACCGCTTCCGACTTGAGAGAAATGGGTAGTGTATGAGGCTGCAGATATTCCAGATATTCCAACACTTCCGCTACCTGAATAAGCTAGATTTACAGAAATTAGAGAAGCGCCAGTAATAGCTACCGTACCGCTTCCAACATAGTCCATTTCAATAAACGATGGTGAAAATCCAGATACAGAAATGTTACATGCACCAACATAATCAAATTCTAGAGTTGAAGATGCTGTTCCACTTACCAATAATGATCCGCTGCCAACATATGCGTAATTAGCAGTGCTTAATGCTACGGCAGAGCCATAAATTCCAACACTTCCGCTACCCGTATACGAAAACGAGGTGAGTTGTCGAGTGCCGGTAATTGCTGCAAGAGGCATTAGCTATACTCCTGCTGTCTTCGGCCTCGCAAGCTGCGAACTGTTGTTCGCAGCTGTCGTAAACTCCTTGCGTACCCGATACATGCTAGAGCCAGATAAATCCAGCACTGATTTATACAGGTACTTCTTCCCAATTAATCGAACCAGTGAATGCCGCTGCCGCTGATGCTGCACCCAAAGCTGCGAAACAAGCATATCCATAAGGCGGGATGATGATTGAGCCTTCTAAATCGTCTTTGATCTGGTCAATACCCACGGTTTGAATAGCCGCAGTGTTGTGGTTTAGCAGGAGTTTTGCTGTTGGAGCAACGGTGAATGTGCCAGCATTCAAGGCCAGTCCTTGTGGAGATGCGCCACCAAGGAAGTTAGAGTTTGAGCCGGTCGCCACCGTCTGGCCTGTAGGAGCAGACGATTGTCCAGTTCCAGTTGCTAATACGACACCAGTCAAAGACGCAGATGTAACCGAAATCATTAGATTGTACTTGGTTAGTACCATGTTTATTGACGTGCTCTGGTTGTAGAGCATTAGGCCAGTCATAGATGTACCAACCAGTGACAATACGGTGCCTGCTGCGTATGCAGAGAACATAGCACGGCGGTAGTTAGTTTCGTAATAGCGTCCATGCAGTTCCGAAACGATGGCGTCCTGTAAGTTGCCCTGACGGAGCGGCTGCTGTGTACCCGCCCCGAGAGAAGCAGTCGTAGCGATCGGTCCAACTTGTCCTTGTGCGATCATGGTTAAACTCCTTTATGTGAGAACTGATGGTTCATTGCGGATGGCCGCTGGCTCATCCGCAATACTGTTGGTAGTTCCGGTAGACAACAAACCGGGAAGATTATACATGTAGTAGTTGCTGATCTTGAGTTCGACGAGAATCTGGGCTAGCAGTTCAATAAACGACTGGCCTTCAAACTGAGACAATTCTGTGACGGCGAGAGTGGTAATATTTTCGTATGCGGGAGATATGCCCCCAAGAGAACGGTTAACTCCAGTTTGATCGACGCCGCCAACATTGGAATTTATTCGACCAGAAGAGTCTACGGTAACGGCGCGTGCTTTGTTAGCAGAGTCGACTGCCCCAATCAGGTTAGGAGCGATCACTGGAGTGTTTCCGATGGTGGTTACCCCACCAACACCCATAGTACCAACAACTCCTGTTGATGCAGTTGCGCTGCCACCAATTTGGGCTATGTTGGATGATTGATTGTTTGGCAACGCCTGGAAACTGGCATAACCTACAGGATATGCTTGATTACGAAGATAAACAGTAGCTGTTCCTGATGTACTTACAGCAAACTTTATATACCGAGCAAGGCAAGGGAATGCCATAGTGGTATTAGCTACGATGTTGGTATTGCTTACCTGCTGTGTACCAACAATGACTCCATAAATCGAACCCCACGAAACTTGGTCATTAGACCCAAAAACAGACGCTGTCATAGTCTGTGTTGTAATACTCAACGTCTGATATCCCTGAGTGTCGATTATGATGCTCGATCCAACCGCCCCTTTGATTTGCATCGAGATTGGTGCATCACTATTGATCAGCGCACCATTGACATCTTTCGCCAATCCGCTCGCTATGTTTATTTGCTGTCTAACTCCGCTAAACTCGTCAAACGACTGGGCCACCAGAGCTGATTCTTCCTGCGGAGTTACTTTCCCAACAACTATAGCTATAACCGTACCATTCAAACCATTCATGAAGTAGCGCATGTAAATGGTCGACACTGAAACTGTGTAAATGCCAGGTATGCTAATTGAATCCGTCGCACTTCCGTCAGTTGTGTTATAAGTCAGTAGATTGAACCAGTTGGTGTTGTCGTTGCTTCCCTGTACGACGATTTCCGCTGACCACACCCCGGTGAACTGGAAACTAAGCCGCTGGTAGCCAGTTGTAGTGTAGATGTTTCCTGCACCAGGCGTATTGTCCGACACATTATCCAACACCGTGTTGTCAATAACAGGTGTGGAAACATTCAACGGAATAGTCAGATTCGGCTGATTAGGATTAATTTGGACTACTTGTGAACCATCCGTAGCCACCGCCTGAGTAGATGCATCCTTTACAGAAACTATAGCAGTGGGAGATGTTGAATCAGCAATGCATATAAGTTCTCGCGCAACAGGAACGGAACCAACCGTGACCTGTACAGCGTCTAGGTTTATTCCCGTTCCGGGTGTAATCGGAATGTTTGTCGGTGTAGGCACTGACTACTCCTAAAACTTAGCTGAAGTTCGTAATTGTTGGTGTGATCTTAATCGTTCCACCGCCGGAAGGAATCACCCAAGGAGCACCAGAAAACAACTCAGCTAAATAGCACTTCCCGCTTGTCACTCCAACAAGATAATAGCCATACGCAGTTAAAGCACCAGTCAAAGTAAATGTTTGCTGTGGTTGAGCTGCTGTAGTTGGGGTAGTTCCAGCGCCTGTTCCTTCGGTAACCGTCCAGTTCGCTGCCGTAAGACCAATAGATGCATATCCATTACCAGAGCATTCAGTAAAAGAAGCTGTAGTATAACTCTTGTCAGGAGTAACGTTATTGGCGAATAATTTGAGTGTCAACAATTCGGGTGTAACTTTATTCAAAACTGCCAGAATCATCTGGTTATCGCCGTCGTTTGTAACAACAAAAGCCATAAGAAATCTCCTTGAGACATACACTATCTCCGCAATTATTTCATATTACGATTCACTTTAAAAGACATAAAACAAACTCAATATTGTACTGTCAAGCTGCGAACTTCTAAACCTCCAACAACCTGATTCAACACCATTAATCTCGGTTGTGGTGTAGATCGAAGAGTTTTTAGTGTTACGTAGGATGGAAATGATGTATTTAATGGATTCAATGTAGGGATAAGATCGGTCAAGCTGTCTATAGTTACAGCAACATCGAATTCAGAATAGGTTGTTGTACGGACGTATGCCAAATACTGATTATCAGCTGTTGGAGTAGGAAACGCTATGTTTATAGCATTTGGGTCTGTTTGGGTGGGTATGTTTGGATAGCACATTTCTATAGGAGTTGCACACAAAGCGTAGTAAACAAACACCTCTATCTGATCGAACCCATACACCATCGTAACGTTTGGTGGGTTTGATGAGAAGGCGTTTATACGCCATGCATCTATGATGCCATGCCAGTCGTCATCGTCAGACACGATGTATCGACTTTCCAGAACTTCATTCACATACACGATGATACTGGAACCGTCAGTTGTTGGTGTTATTGCCATAGGACCATTATGGCATTAAATATGACGAAGAGCTATATCTATGGCAGAGGGAGAGGGATTCGAACCCCCGGTACCCTTTCAGGCACAACGGTTTTCAGGACCGCCGGTATCAACCGCTCACCCATCCCTCTACTTCAATCCATCAATCTTAGTCTGACATGCAACCCAATCTTGACTCACACAACTTTGTGCTTCTGGGAGTGTTATCTTCCCACTGCAAACAAGGTCTGGCAAAACATCTTCGATTTTATGATCTTTAATCTTGGCTTGATCCATCGGCTGAGGCCATATATTAGTCAAACAATTTTTACATCCACCAAGTTCGATTGAAATAAGGTGATCCCCTTCTACACTAGCATCACACTTGTCTATTCCATACTCAGCGCACGCCTTCTTCTTCAAACCTGCAAAATTCTTGATGGTGGCTCTTATAGCTTTAGCCCTGAAATCCTTAGCACATATGTTCTTTTCAATCCCGTCAATTATGTGCTGAGTACCAGATGTATCTGCAACAATTTCTTGGTCTACAGCCCCCGGAGTAGTCGTCAGGTCTGGAAGAGCCATAGTTCCGTTATATCTGTATTTAGCAACTGGAGACGTTAAAACAGCTAAAAAAACAGCAATAAATATAAACACTTTCATGATATTCCATTAATATTCGTCGAGTTGGTTGGATATGACTTCAATAGCCTTATTGTATTCTACTTGTTTGATGGCTTTGCTAGCTACGTATTCATTGGCATGTGTTGTACAAAAAGCCGTACCATCAATCACAGTATCGGCCTCGAAGCGGATTGGAGAGTCGTTGGTTAAACATACAGCACAAAGAAGTATCACTTAGACATGTCCTCATAGAATGTGCCACGAAGGTCTTCATGTTCTGAATGAACAGATTCCTTTAGGGATTCTTTGTTCGGGTGGATAGATGTTGAAAGGGAATCTGCTTTCTTCTTAGCTTTTGCTAATAGTTCATTGAGATATGTGTTATCCATCGTTTTCATAAACTCTCCGTATACCTAACCCTAACTTCCTTCCCCCCACAGTAGGGGCAAAGAGTTGGTTGCTCTGCCCCTACTACGCATTCTGTGCTCATGGATAGCATGTACCAAATAAATGGTCGACCGCATGTAGCACATATCATCTCCCGCATCATATCAGGAGAACAAGACGGAAGGTTGAAGTTGAAGTCATACATTCAATGATTATAGAGCTGTTTAAAGTTTTTTGATGAATTTTAATATAGATTCTGCGTGATCGAACGCGAATCCATTAAGAATGAAACCCCAATCAAACCCTTCTTGAGATTTCTTGTTCCTAAAATTCATGATGGTAAACAGCTCTAACGATGCTGCATCATCACCGGCTACAGCACTCAGAAGGTTGTTTATGGTTATTTCAACCGCATAAACATGATCAATAATCACGCCTCGTGGGTCTCTCTCTGGTTCACTTTGAACAGTAACTAGATCGTTCTTAGATATTGCAGTCTTAATCAAAGTTTCTTCATAAAGCTCACGCCGAGCAGTATCTTCAAGGCTTTCTTTCCCAGTAGATTGAAATCCGCCGGGAAGAGCTAGCTTGCCGATAAACGGGTTTTCTTTGCGACGAACGCAAAGGATGTTTAGTTCTTTTCTATCATCAGTGAGCAAATACGGAATGACAGTTGCAGTCGCCGAACTCATCGGGTAATCGTAAGTGTGTTGGGTAGTCATGGTTGGGTATGCGTAAGAGAATTGGTGTTCTCTCGAACTTTAATCGTCTTCCAATTCGATTGGTTCACGACGAAAACGTTTTACTTCTTGGTGGTTAAAATACCTATCCAACATTGCATATGGGCAACGATTTCCGCAGGCGAAATACTGTTTTCCACCTTTAAACCACCCACCGTTCTCCATAGCTCTTTCCATGTTATACGAAGGGTAATGGTTCCAACTGGTTAAGATGATGAAACGACGGTAGTTGCGCCACACTTCGCGGACGTTACGCCGCTCAGCACGATTAGAAGGATGCATGGTTTTATCTCCTGCCACCCACACATTTACGCGGTGTGAGTAATGATAGGCATAGCCATGAATCCTCCTTAAACTAGATTAGTAGTTTACCACAAAAATTCCTTATCGAACTTAGAAACCGGCATACGAGCCTTCTTGCGTAACGATGAACCACGAACCTCAACCTTAATCACAGACGGAGCACGGCCCACACCGGGTCTTATGAACCTCTTCAGTGATGTAATATATGGTTCTTTCATATCAACTTCACCTAATGCCTCCTGAAGCTTACTGAGGGTGTCTTCAAACGACCATCCCTTGGTATGTGCAAGATAGGCGAAACAAACCATGACGGAGCGATGTTGCCCGTTCCGACAGACCACCATGACTGTTTTCTGCTGAGTACGAGCTTCGTGAATGAATTTTATAGCTTTTTTAAGCCTCGTTATCTCAAATGATGCCCCGCTAACAAAACCAAGCTTGTATAGCTTGATTCCTTTAGCTCTGTGCCATTGTCTGGACGGAATATCAGGTGTTACGTCTAGCACATAATCAACCATCTCTTCGCCCGGATTAGACCACACATTGAGGACAGTGTATGCGTCTTTAATAGAGCCAACGAACAAATTTTCATAAACTTTCTGCATACACCCTCCTGTATTAAAGTATAGCCACTTTCTTTCCAATACGTGTTCTTTTGCGTCCATTTACAATAACATACTCGCCATCTTCGTTCTTGTTCAGCTTATCGCTTTCAAGCTGTTTGAACTTTATTTCGCCTGTCTCATCTACTTGCACTTCGAAGTAGGTACGCTCCTTGTCCATCGGAGTTAGAATTTCTTTCAAATAAATTTCTAACTCTGCATATGCAGCGTCAACACTACAGTTAATCGTAACGTTACTACTTGATGCCAACCAAGATTCAAAAGCCTCCTCAATGCTGTTATTGCTAACCATTTCAACTCTAGCTTCTACACTTTGTTTTGGTTGCGCTTGTGGAGAAGGCATCTCTCCGTTATACCACTTGCAACCGACATCCCTAACGCAATAAGCAAAACACAGGTTACACACAGAGCACACTTCACCATTAAAGGCGTGATACCCCCCACAAGGTTCGCACCCTGAAAAATCAGGAAATGGTTTATTTACATTTATATCCATGGCTCACTCTCCTGTATTCCTTGCTCTCCAGCCATTCTTCCGGCGAGAGGTTGGCTTTCAGCATATTACAACGTCTGCAAGAAGTTCTTCCGTTTTCAACCGACGTCGCTCCACCAAAGCAACGAGGCAGATAATGGTCGAATGTCATCGGCCCAGAGTTTCTACCACAATACACACACGTGAAATTATCCCTCCGAAACACTTCCCAAACCAACTTAGGGTGGAGGGTAGATTCTGATTTCTTGATAATGCCCTTAACGTGTAGCTTTTTTGGTCCTTCATACAATCTTGTTTCGACGACGTCTGATTGGCGAATGAATTTTATCCTACCAATATCATCAGTTTTGATGATTTTAATGTCGTCTTCTTTAAGTTCAAAATCAGAATCGACTGGCATCAAATAAGCGATTCCAGTTCGACTATCAACCCACAAACTCGCTTTAAGATGTATGTTGTTTCCGATGTCTAATAGGTCTAGCTCTTCTAACGAAACCCATTCCATATACACTACTTTCTCATAGATATGACGGCAGGAAGGTAATCGAACCACTACGAGCAGCTCCAAAAATATGCCGTCCTGCCAAATTACTTTTAATACAAGCCTGATGCTCTTACCGTACATGCGGTTTGTGCCACAGTTGGTACTATTTGAATGAACCCAGCGCCTATAACCGAAACAACCCTTGTTTGACCAGCAGTCATAACAACATTGTTGGTTTGATCGCTAAAGAAGTTGACGCCATCCCATGATTGGTTAATGCTGAAAGTGGCAGATATGTTCGCTGTAATCGCAACAACAACAGTGGTTGGTCTTCCAAAACACAGCGATATAATACCAGTTGTTGCGAGGGCGCTATTATTTACAAGTAATTGGTCGAAGTTGTTGGTGTTTACATCACCATACGGAAACTTCGATCTAAAATAACGCCATGAAGCATCGTGTTGTGAGTTTACTGATGTTGGACTAGGCATGACATTTCCCCTTCTTTAAAACCTTTTTAATAGTCTGCCCACAAGGGACACACAAAAAAACATTAAACGTTCCGCCACACCTATTTGTACGTTTAGTCCAATAAATCATTGGTTTTGCACACATCTGACATAGCGGACAATCCATTTAACTAAGCAGTCCGAGATTAACAGCAAGTTTATATATATTCTTCTCTGAAACTTCGGCAACTTCCCGTTCTTGATACCTGTCTGTGTATAACCTGTTAAAAACCTGTTCCCAACTCCCCTTCGTAAAAGCAGTTACACGCTTCAATCCAAGGTTGGCAGCGAATCGGGGGGTTAACCCTTGTTTGACGATTACCACGTTCAACAGTGGGCTATATTCAATACTGATAGTGTCGTGTCTCAAGAAGTATGTACCATCAGAAGCAAATTGTCCAAAGGCGATAGCCAGTTGCACAGCTTTTGGAGCGATTGTTTTCAATCCTTCTTTGACGCGTTCTTCCATTCGTTCAGTCATCTGTTCTGCCGCTGTAAGCTCTACTGTTTCTTCCACTTCAACACCATCCACGATCTTTTTCTGTCTAGCCATTTTATCCTCTAATTTCTGGAGCTGAGCTACGCCAGCAGTATTTTACATTATACACCAACGCTGTTAACTAAGCATTTGCAGCACGGTTAACAGCGTTGATATGTGTTTAGTAACTTGAAGGACGATGGTAAACAGACACATTTCCACCATTGTGGAATGGGTTTGTGCTCTTAACAGAGTCGTAATTCTTGCCGATCAAACCACTATTCAAAGCCTTGCGAACAGCACCGCTCACCTGAGTAGAGCTGAATCCTGCGGATTCCAGTCTTTCACGGATATCATTCGTGGTGAACGTATTTCCACGCCTGATGTGCTTTACGTAACCTTCAAGAACACTATATGGATTTGCATAAGACATATCGAGTGTCTCCTTCTGGGATAATTCCCATGATCAATATACCCGGATGATTATTCCCTGTGCATTGCATCTGGGTTTTTGGGGTCTATCTTCAATCCCTTAGTTGGGTCAGATGGGTTAGAGTAGAATGCTCCAGCTCTGGCTGTCCATCCACCGCCTTTGAAGAAGATTTGCGGAGCGGACTCGATAGTTCTCTTAGCTTGGTTGAGGCAAGATGGGCATTCTGCGTTATCTAAGAACTCTGATGCCTTAGAGATAGTCGAGTAGTGGCGCTCAAAACGATCACCACATAATTCACATGCATATATATAATTAGGCATTACTTTCAATCCTCGGTAGGTGTTTCCCTCTTCGTCTTTTATTGGTCAGGGCTGTCGCTACCTTAATATCATGTTCTGTACAAACTACAAAAACCCCAATGAGAGCAAAGAGTCTGCCATCATCAGGGGCTATCTCCATCAGTGATAAGTTGTATGAATCTCCAACTCTATCTAGCACTTTAATACATGCTACATGGCGTGGACTATTCATACTCCTAAAGGCTTTATAATAATCTGGAAAAAGTAAACCCCACGTTCCGTCTATTAGAGAAAAACAAGTACCAATTTCAATCACGTATTTTCCTGTATAACAATATATTTACGTGCTGATTATACCCGGCTTGTCAAATGGTGATATCAAAATCACGTTTAGGCTTCCCTACCATTTTATCAGCGAATCTATTACAAGCTCTTTCTTCACGCTCAATCTGTTCCTTTAATGGCTTATCTCTCCAAACCAAACCTCTATTTCCACGATGATAGCTGTAATATTGGTGTTTTAACTCGTGCGCGATGACCCAACGAAATTGTTTAGCAGTCCATTTTTTGAATTTTCCGTCTTCCCACCCACCAAAAAAAATTACAACATCGTTAGTTGTAATGGCAACTCCATACGCATCAACTCCGTTTTGGCAATAGTTTGGTTTCTTCTTTTCAGGGTTGTCTGCATACTCAACAGTTATATATGGGTTAACACGTAGGTGGTCGAGTATTTTTTGAATCCATTTCAACGGTAATTTCACTTTGGTGTTGTTGGTAAGTTGCATCGGTACACCATCTTTTCAAGTTATTTATGACAGCGATACTTTAATGTTTCCATTTTGAACTCTTCATTGTATGGTTTCATATTCATTATAGCCTCAGCAACCTCCGCTGTGGTAGCTTCATCTGGGTCTTTTCCTTTCAAAAATGTTACATAGACTTCCACAAAACCTTCAAGCGAGTCGGCCAGCGACTTAATTTCAGGCAGCGCATCCATATCCCAAAAAATCAAAACTTTCCTAAATCTTCGCATGATTGTTTGTATGCCAGTTTCAGTGAGATGTTTCCCAAATGTTGCGCCGACTTCATTAAATCCTGCACGTTTTACGCCCCAAGCATCAAACACACCTTCTACGAGGATAACAAAATCAGATTCAGCTGGAACATTGTCATAGTTAAAGATGTATTCGCCAATCTTAATACCTTCATTAAAAAGATACTTATAGGCATTGCATGGGTACATCGCTCGCCCTTGAAAGGCTACGAGTTTGCCTTGAAAATAGATTGGAACTATCATTCTTCGTGAATACTTCCCGCTGATGCAATATCCTAGAAAGTATTCATTGCACATAACTTGCGTTATTTTTCTATCCTTCATGTATTTAGGACAGCGTTCTTCCCACTTTTCGGGTGTTAAACCAAACAACTGAACATACCCTTCCGGCCATGTTACAGTAATTTCTGTCACAACATCTGGAGCATCTATTTGGATTTCGTTCAATCGTTTGTGAAAATCTTCTAATGTTCCATATAACGGGTCTGGATTCCTATCAAACAGTTGGTCTGCTGCCTCACCGTCTGTGAGATTCTCAATCATTGCATACAATTCAAAGAAACTATACGCCTTCTGTTCGTTGTGACAATAGCAATCACCCTTTTTAGTCTTTCCTTTATCCTCGTAGGCTATATAAAGACGCCCTTTACTATCAGAGCACATCGGGCAGTCGAACCTCACGTCTGGAAATGGAGCCTCTTTCACATCGAAGTGAGACTCCAGCCAGTCTTTAATATCGATTTTTATTTTATTGTCCATTAGGATTCACGTTCGACAGCCTCTATGAAGTCGTAAATACTAGTGATTACAGTGAGTCTTGCACGAAATTCGTGATGAACTCTCATTACTTCTTCAAGTTCATCCTTTTGGTAAGGGAATAAGAGGAAGAAGCTGTGTGTTTCTGGAGAAGCTTTCATAACGTCTATCACGTTAGAAGCTTTGTCATCCACAAAGTAGTCAGCTTTCAGTGCCTTACAAATCAGCCCTTTGTGTTTGGTGACGATGATGTGAGGATATTTCAACCAGCCGTTTTTTGCCAACCAGTAGGCGGATTGATCTTCAACGCTCATTCCAAGCGTACCTCCCCTCGTGGTGCAAAAATATACAGTGCGCTGTAGATTGTTATTACCAATACGTTCCCAAAACTCTTGAACAATTCCTTCAATAATTTCTGGCTCTTTAAGCCAGAAGTTTTCAACTTCCGAAATCTTTCCCCAAAATTCATTCTCTTGTTCTGTAGAAATACCGAGGCTTTGGAAACCCCATGTTTGTGCATCAACACCTCTAATTGGTAGTTCTGGCTTTCCGTAAAACTGTTTAAGTAGTTTGGTTGCTGGTAGATAGAAGTCTGATAAGACTCCATCGAGGTCGCTAACAATTACTTGTCCACACTGCATCTTCTCATCCATGTATTTTCTTCTTTCCTTTTTTATCGTCTTTGTCTGAGAACGCTCCAGAAGCCAGCGCATCCTTCTCAAGTTGCTCTTTTTCACTAAAATCGCCTACATAGAAAGCCATTCGTTTGAAGTCTGTGAGAATTCCTATGCTGTGATTAGATATGCCGTTACGATTCTTTGGTATATGGAGCATCATTGGTTTTGGTTCGTTATCTGGAAGTTCAAAATAAGCTTTCTTCTGATTTAACGTAACAATTAGGTCGGCAACAGAGTTTTTAGAATACGACTCGGCAGAATCTCCATCCGTAATCATCACACCTTCTTCTTGTTTATTCCTTCCAATACGGTTAGCTTGTGATGCCGTCCAAACTGCACACCGCATTTCCTTGCCCAAATCTCGTAATTCCTTCACACACGTTTGCTGATTTTTCCAATCTTGGTCTCTGCTCTTTTCCGATGGCGTCAAGAGGTCCACGTAATCCACAACGATAAGTTCTGGAATGAAGTTATAGAGTCTTTTTGCCCTCATAATCTCATTACGAAGAGTGAATGCCGACGTCCCCAAAGAACTCAGCTCCCTAAACATCACTTCACCCCACTGAGATGCGCTGTTCTGCCATTTCTCAATGATTCTAGCTCTAACCTCATTACGCTCTTGTATGATATAGCTGAGTTCTACTTCAGAAACCATTGAATCTATTCGGTCTAGCAGTAGTTTCTCTGAAAGTTCTAACGAAAAGTAAATAGCGTTCTTTCCTATAGCTGCACATGCGTTAGATGTTTGCTCTAGCATGACACTTTTCCCGCGTCCTGTCGGCGCAATAACTATACCAATTTCACCGTATTGTAATCCGCCTTTACCATAGATTTTATCCAGTGGTGGTATACCTGTTGGGATGAAGGCTATATTATCGAAATCTCCATTAGCTTCGGAAGCCCTATATTCAGTACGAGTCTCTAAATCTGCAACAAACCAAGAAGGAGCTATTATAGACACAGGTTCTAAAGCAGTTCCAACAACGTTCGCAATCTCGTCTAAAAGTTTTGAGTCTTTCTTCTTTGTAGCGTCTGTAACTATATCAGCCGCTTTATGAAGCGCATTTGAAACCTTTTTGAACTTGATAAACGATTGCACTTTGTCTTCAACATATTCTGGGTCCGATGGGTCGTCTTTTATGCTAGTTAGAACCCCGATAATGCTTTCAGCTTTCTCTTTGGTGAAGTTGCTGCCGATTTTCCATTTAAGTTCTTGTACAAGCGCTTCATTTGAAGGCAGTTTTCCATATTGCTTCCAATAACTAGAGGCAGCATCAACAAGTGGTTTTAATTGATCTCTGAATAGATTCGAGGTTAGATGTTCAGTGTATGTAGCAGCAAAAACACTGCTTTTGATAAGAAGTCTTACTATATCCAATTCTGTTGCTAGTTCAAACCCTTTATCTGCAAGTGTTGATTGCGTATTAAAATCATTCATTTTCTGTCTCTACGATCTTTGTTTGTAAATAGAATTGATGGGCACATCTCCGATAACCTAGACGCAATACGTGGGTCTATTCCTTCAGCAACTTCATCTTTTT